TGCAATTTTCCTAATGAAGAAGTTTCTCCTATACCCACATTTTCTGAAGAATCTATGGTGATGGCAGTTGCATCTGCATTATCGTCTATACCCAAAGATGTAAACGCACCTGTAAACGTACCACTTGTTGCAGTCAAAGCATTATTACTTGGATGACTTACTGTACCCACTGTTCTAAACAAGTAGCACACAAAGATATTATTAGTGCCATTAGAAGGAGCCGCAGTAAATGTTAGTGTAGTTCCGTTGCTTACTGCGTATGCTACAGATGGTTCTTGTATAACACCATCTACAGATACAAGTATGTCCTCATCAGACCCTACTGAATGTTCTAATGTAAACGCAGTTGCAGAACCGTTGCCAGAAAGTCTAGTTGTTGCTTCAGGTGCTACAAATCTATTTGCCGCTGTGTTTCCTATATATGGCATATTATCTCCTAGCTTTCACTAATAGTGTCAACAAAACTAACCCAACAGTTTAATGAAGCATCTGTACTAGATTGTACTTTAAGCTCATCCCCACTCTGTAATATTATTTTTGAACCACCATCTATTAACTCCAATGCACCACCTACAGGTATAGGTGCATTTTTTATTAAGTAGCAATTTAAATCACTTCCACCTGCGGCTGCTGTTTCTACAAAAACATCAACAGTTATTTGTGAAGTAATAATATTAGCTAATCTTATACCGACAATCGCATCATCAGAATTAGAAGTTACTACTGTTCTAGCAGTTGTTCCTATATTTATGTCGCTACTGCTATCGAAGGCGATTGCTCTTTCAAAATCTTGTGCCATTTCTTTTTCCTTTTATAAAGCTATTGCCATAGCTGTTGCAAAGCCTTTAGTAGCTTTAGCATTTATTTGTGTTTGTATTGCAGAAGTAACACCATCTAAATATCCTATTTCAGTAGAGGTAACAGCACTTACTGATACATCTCCACTACCATCAGATACTAATGCCCTTGATGCTGTCAAGTCTGCCATCTTACTAAATGCTATGGCAGCTCCAGATGCTACACTCGCATTTACAACTGCATTACTTGCAAGTTGGTTTGCTCCAACTGCATCATCAGCTAACATAGAGTTTTCTACTGCACCGTTAGCTATAGTAACAGCACCATTTGATGCTATAGTTACATCACCACTTATAGCAACCTCTTGAAAGCTAGTTCCATCAGCTACTAATATCTTAGCAGAAGTAACATCAGGCATAATAAGTTGACCACCCAATGTTACATTACCTGTTAAAGTAGATGTACCTGATGTATTTAAATTACCATTTAAGTCTATTTCACTAGCAGTTAACTTAGCAGTTTGTAAGTCTTCAAAACTAGAACCTAACTTTAATTCAAACTGAGGTCCTGTAGTATTGTACGTAAATGTGGCATCATCACCTGAACCACCCTCTATTGTAATACCTGCACCATTAATAACTGCACTTGTACTGTTACCACTATCTAATACAATATTGTGGTCATTTAAATTTACAGTTGTTGAGTTTACTGTAGTTGTAGTACCTGATACTGTGAGGTCACCTGTTACAGTTAAGTTATCAGCCACAGTCACTTCAGACGTGCTATGTCCTAATGTTATGGCTGTTCCTGATACACCTGTACCAATAGATACGGATTCACTACTGTTTGCTGTGTCTACAATAAGATAAGCGTCTGAACCTTGTTTTATTGTAAGTGCAGTTCCTGAGTTATCAGATACTGCTATATTAATATCAGTTCCATCTGCACTAATAGAATCAAGTGCAATATCACCTACATTAGTAATTGCATTGTCATTAAAAGACGTAGCACCTAATGATATTGTACCTGTTGCAGTTAAGTTACTAGAACCTACATCTATGTTGCCAAAGCCACTAGAAATAGCACCACTGTTAAGTGTGCCTACTGTTGTTACATTTGATAATGTGTCTAGTGCAGATTCAAAGTAAGTTTCAAAATCAGTCAGTGCAACTTGCTTCATTGTACCTGCATCGTTGACTACAACTCTGTCTGCATCTGCAAGAGTAGTTGAAGTTGCAGAAGTATTACCATCCATGATATTTAATTCTGTAGCTGTTGCGTCTACTGCAGCTAGTTTTGTAAAGTCAGCTTGTACTAACCCAGATACACCATCTAGTAAATTAAGTTCTGTAGCTGTAGATGTTACATTAGTACCACCAATATCTAGTGTAGTTACAGATATCTCACCTGCTACTGTTACTATGCCATTTGCTACAGTTATAAGGTCTGTATCGTCTGTGTGACCTATAGTTGTTCCATTTATAACAACGTCATCTATATCTAAAGAACCACCTGTAATTAAACCTGTAGTTGTGATTGTGGATGACCCTGTATCAATAGTTCCAAAGCCACTTGTAATGCTACCAGAATTTAACGCACCTACTGTTGTAGCTGCTGTAGTTACAAGATTAGGCATTGCAGTTATTTCATCGTCAAAGTAAGCAGACAAGTCTGTGACTGCTACTTGCTTCATTGTACCACCATCATTGAGTACAACTCTGTCTGCATCTGCTACTGTTGTTGAGGTAGCACTTGTGTCACCATCAAGTATGTTTATTTCAGCACCAGTAGATGTAATTGATGTGCCATTGAAATCTATTGCATCTAAATATGCAACACCGTCAATGTATATATCTTTCCACTGTTGACTAGATGAACCTAAGTCATATGTATTGTCATCGTCAGGTATAATGTTAGAATCTACATCTGCACCAAACACAACATTGTCTGTGGCAGCGTCACCTAACGTCATTGTACCACCGTTGAATGTGGTTGTACCTGTTACGGTAAGATTACCACCTATACCTAAGTTACCTGATATGTCAGCGTTACCATTTATGTCAATGGTAGTGGCTGCTATCTGTATTTCTGTGTCGGCTACGAGGTCGAGTTGTCCATCGGCACTGGAATTGATGTATATTGCTGTATCTCTGAATTGTAACTTCTCTGTAGAAGCAACAAGTATGTCGTCACTAAACTCAAAATAATCCTCGTCTTCCATCCATTTCATTACACCGTCATTGCTTTGACCGTCATATGTAACTGTTATGTCTGTACCTGCTGTACCGTCACCAATTGTAAGAGATGTACCTAATAATTTAGTTACAGGTCCACCTTCACCTGCAGTACCATCGTGAGTGTGACCTGAACTAGCTGCAAAAGCCGCAAGTAGTTGATCAAATTCATTATTGGTATCTGATGCTTGTATTACATCACCGTCAGTATATGACGATTGTCTTGTATACGTTGCTCCCATTAACGTCTAGCTCCTAATTGATATTCCAACTGAAATCCTTTGAGTGAATACGGATCAGTTGAACCTCCATCGTTTACTCTTAATGCTACTGCAAAACCTGAACCCTCTACAGGTTGTCTTACTAATGGTTGTGTAGGTCCTCCATATGTAGGTACGCCATATAATGATGTACCATAAATACCTGCAATGTCAGTTGAATCGAGGGGATAGGCTGCAGGTCTAGATGCAGTAGAACTCTCATAATCATACCGAACAAAAAGGTCTGCGTCAATAATTGATTCAGGTTTGTAGTTCACGACTACTCTTTGCATGTGTTTTCTTATTCCCGGATCATTCATTGTAAGGTCTGGACTGCGATACTTTCCGTTTATTGCAGTGCCATCAAATGTTGATCCTTCTTCTTGTCTGTATATGTAACCGTCAAAGCCACCATGAAGAACAAGAACATCTCCCACTAGTATAAATGTATCTGTGCAAGCAGGCTTGATGCCTTTTACTCTTGCAAACTCGTAGCCTTTTTGCCCACTCTGTTGACCTTTGAGAACACAGATTAATCCTTCTGTTTTACTCTCAAGACCTCCTGCCTTAGAAAAGAACAAACGGTATTGTGTCTTCTGTGGAATAACAATTGACTCAAACACAGACGCATCAGTTATGTTGTCATCAAATATAGATTGCACGTTTGAACTTATAGTTCCCAACTCAACGTCACCGATTTTTGCTGTACCTGCAACTGTACGCAAGCCATCAGGACCAAGAAAGATAAGATCACCAGCAAATTCTTGAATAGTCTTACCATTGATACATCCTATGTCTCTTGTTACAGCCGATACTGCGAAATCTGAACTTGAGCTACCTGATAATTTAAATATTCTATTTTCACAAAAGATAAATAAATTTTCACGGAATACTTTAAGTCCAACTACAGTGTCATCAACTTTTATACTTCCTGCACCTGACCCAGAGCTAAACGCATCTTCATCGAATGGTTGACTAAATACTATTTCTTGTGGTGTACTAGACATGCCTGCGTAGAACATGTGTTCTCTAAAAGATGTGACAATACTTGCACCTGCTACAGAACTGGTACTTATATCAGTAGCTGCAATAGAAGTATTGAAGACTGTGGGTGCATTTGTACCATCTACAACAACTATCTTATCATTGCCATCAAAGTTAAATCGTTCAAAAGAATACTTAGTGGCGTTAGTTCTACCTGTGTCTCTTTCAGTCCAATTCTCAGATACCACGTTTCTTGCTGAATCAGAAGAAGCCAAATGAGCTGCGGCACTTGTACCATTCGCCGCTCTAGTTACACCTGTAAATGTAGTAGCTGTAACTCCTGTATAAGTAAACTGTTCATTATCAATTTGTATTGTACCACTTGAACTAAATCCTGTAGTAGAATCAACAGTTATAGTTCCTGATCCTGTCATGCCAGTTCCTTGAGCTATAGCATTAGTTGATCCTCTTGCTACCTCTGTAGAAGCAGAACTAAATATCTTTTCACCTCTTGCGGCAAGTATCTTGTTAGCAAAACTAGTTACCATAAGAACAGATTCATCTGATGAACTAGTGTGAGGTATTATTTGTTCTATATGTTTTTGATAGCCGTTTATTCTTCTGTAGCCACCCTCTATATCAGGTTCAAAGTTTTCTAACTGTATAGCTTGTCCGGGTTGCATGATAAATGTGGAACGGTTGGCAACTAAGCCACCCTCACAGATAAAAGGAAATGCAGCGGTTTCACTTAAGTCAGCCACTTATACTGCCCTCATATAGTTCTTTCTGTTAATTAGTTCGACCCTCATCCGTTTGATACCGTCTTCGTATTCTTTGAGGGCGTATTGTGCTGTCTGTACATCAGACCTAAACATGTAGGTGTAGTACTTTGCACGTGCATTGACTATTGATTCAAATCTTGTTGGTATAATACCTGTGTCATCGTGAGCCGATAAATCAGTGTTTGTTACATAGTAATCAAACTTTAATGTTCTGTTGCTCGTGTCAGGTATTGGCGTAAGACCTAATTCGTCATTATATGTTGTATAAACAAATTCAGGATCAGCAAACTTATCTGTGTCTGGTCTGGCGTCTCGTTCTCTAAATTTTTCATTGTATTCTTCGTAAGACAGATATCTGAGTGGTATAGCTTTTATGTTCTCCATAAGTTGAACTAGCTTGACAAACGCTGCAGAACCTGCTGTTTCTGTAAATGTAACGTAGTGTGTTGTTGCTGTAGCTGTAAATGTAACTTCTGATAATAATACTTCGTTGCCACTTGCTATAGTAAGAGTAGATGACTTAGTTTGTGTGCCGCCTGAACTAGTACCTATATCTAAAGTAAGTGTTGATCCACTAGTCTGTATGAGTACAACATAGGATTTACCTACAATTAGATCACTTACTTCTTGTGTTGCTTTTGCACTAGTAAGTAACAGCGTGTTACCAAACTTAGAACTTGCCGCAGGAGAGCCTGATACTGTAGTCCAGTTAGTAATACTGGCTGAACCTGCTATCTCAAAGTCACCATTGCGTATATAATCTTTTGGTTGAAGAAACACATTATCATAGTCGATGTACTTAAGTGTAGATGCTATTGATGCAAAACTATATAACTGTTTACCTGCAATTGCATCAACCGAACCTTCTGCTCTTGTAAAGGGCCAGTTAAGTTCAGAGTTGAGTATATCAGATATAGCTCTGTTAATGTAATCTTTTACAGTAGTCTGTACACCTCTAGAACTTGTAAAGTTAGAACTAGTTAACTCTACTTCGTTCATATCTCTTAGTACATTATTGACTAGGGTAAGATATGTGCTTGCCATGTATTACTTACTTTCAGGAGTATCAATCTCTTTCGGATTGCTGTCAGTCACTATTTTGTTGAGTAACTGTAACTTTTGATCTGTTATGACTATGTCAGTGATTGCCTTATCTATTGCGTTCAAAGGTGGATTAGCACTGTTTAATAGTCCTGTAGCATTATCTATATCTAACTTGTATTGGAAAGCTAATGCTTGTGCTGCTAATTGTTTCATAAAAAAACTCCCTGTTGCTAAATTATACACATAAACAATATAAAAAGCAAGAGTTTATTTAGCTATACTACGTAGACTCTCCATGACTTGATCTATGTTAGGTTCTTTTGAGTTAGGATTGTGTAGGCATTTGTATTGTTTTGGACATCCTATACGTACATCTGTAAACTCTAACTCGTATGTTTTATTAGCACCTTCATATATACAAGCCATTTTATCTTTAAACACTTTTTGTTTTTTTAATCGACATGTAACATAAACGTTTTTCTTAATCATGCCTTGATGTATTTTTTGTTGTCTTGTATAGTTTTTCGATTTGTACTCGTAAGCAAACGCTTTGAATGAAACTACAATTCCTATAAACAAGACTGCAACTACACAAAAAACTATGGCAACGGTTTGTAGCACATCTACTACTTCTTTTTGTTTTTGTCTTGCTTCTATCTTTTGTAGTCTTCGTGCTTCTTTAGCTTCATTAATCTTACTAGCTCTTTCAGCTATAATCTCATCCCACGCAGTAGGACCAAATCTAAGATTAATTATTTGCTTTAGCTCGTTACGTTTTTCTTCTAATAATTTACGATCTATAAAATCTGTGGCTGAACTTTCTACTGAACCAAACTGCTCTGCTATAGACATACCTTTACCAGCTTTTTTATTCATCTGTGCTTCGCCTGTAAAGAAGCCATCTATCTGTTTAGCTATATCTTTGATGTCGTTTGCTGTACCAATGTTTGATTTTATAAAGTCAACGCTTTTTTGTACTAATGCGATACCCGTTAATATTTCAGCGACTACCATTATCTTTTCCTCATTGGTTTACAATATGCAGTTATTTGTAAGTTAGGTCCTTCCTTTTGTGGTATTGAAGGTTGCTTGTGTAATCTTTCTGCAAAGTACAAGCACTCATCTATGTTATCGAAAGTTTGTGTTTGGTCTATTACTCTTAATCCCATCATAAACACTAACACAAATTCAATCATAACTCCCCAGTTTTCATAGCTTCAGATAATCGTACTGCACGATTACCTACTTGATTTGCCCATCTTGAATCAAGCATTTCATCACAAGCTAAAGGATAGTTTACTTTTTCTATAGCCATCCACATGTTTTTAAATTGCATAAGACGAGGAACACCCATGTTAAATGCCATGTCAACAAGTACCATCTGTCTAACATCAGTCAGTTGGTTTACAATTGATTTGTTAGCAAGTAATTCTTTTTCTACGATAGCTATGTCATTCATACAGAGATAATATGCTTCTTCTTCTGTAAGACCTTTCTCGTAGATATCTTCTATAGTTTTATTTATAAACAGTAGCTCTCCATCCGTAATACCTCTGTCTTCTAAATTTCTACCGATGCCTACCGTATCTATGCCAAGATGATCTTGATAAACAGTAAGAACTATACCCTCGTGTAAAGCTATCATCTTTACTAGTTCATCACGATCATATTTCATGCTTTTTTCCTTGTCGTCTTACGTTTTCTACCCGATGCAGTAACAGACCATTTAACTGCTTTAGGTCCTGTTTTCTTTTTGGCTTCAGCTTTAGTTATCTTGCCTGCAACTTTCTTTGGTCTACATGCAGGATATGGTCGTGTTTTCTTTTCTTTGCCAGAACGACCACATTTCTTGCCCGTCTTAACATCTCGCCAATCTTCTTTAAACCATTTGGTTAGGCTCATGCGTATCCACCACCACGTTTCTTGTAGGTACGCACAAGCCATGCGTTTGCATATGCACTAGGATAGACCTTAAATTTCTTTTTTGCTTCTGATTTTACTCTAGAATACAATGAAGGATTTGTTGGTTTAGAGCCACTTTTCTTTTTAGTTTTCTTTTTAACTGCCATGTTACGCCTTTGCTTTCTTTGCTTTGGCTTGTGCTGTTTTAGATAAGTCTTTCATGTGGAACAAAGCTTTACTTGATTTTGTATGGTTTTTACCACTGTGCAAAGTGCCATCCTTCATCTTGTGTGTTGCACCTTTGTACAACGTTCCATTCTTTAAATAGTGTTTTACGCCTTTCATTATTTCTTCCCCATTAGTTTCATTGCTTGTCCTACACCTTTAATTCCAAATGAGCTACTTACAGCTATAAATAAAAGGTACTGATACCAATCAGGCAGAGTATTGAGTACTTCAAAGCCTGTTCTTACGTATTCTGTCATACTAGGTATGAATACTAAAATTGCTGGAGCAAGGAGGACAACTAAAGCAAATTCATCTTTCCAACTTGCATCTGTGGCATCAGCCATAGACTTTTCCCACGCTACCTCGCCTGTTGCTACTTTCTCTGCAACAACTGCTTTAGCTCTAGCTTGTGCTACTTTAGCTTGACCGTCAGCCTTCACTTTTTCTACCTTGCTGTTCATCCAAGAACCTGCAAGATTGGCTATAGGTCCTATTAACGCTGTGAGCATGTGCATCCCTTTTTAGTAAACCTACTGTCAATCCACACTTTACCGTAGTACAGAATAAATAACCACGCAGTAAACAACGCACCTTCTAAGTACGATAAATCATTCCACGCATCTAATACCATATTCTCCATCAAATTCTCCCTTGTGACTTATGTAACTGTTTTACGTATTGTCTGTAGAATTTATTGCTTATTTTGTTTAATATCTTAAACATTGTAAAATTAATTGTTGCTAACATTTCCATCTTCTTCTTGCCTGCCTTAAACGACTGTTCGGGTCTTTTGCCGCTTTAGGAAACTTTTTCATTTGTCCTGCACTTCTTGCACAATAGGACTTTCTACGTTTGGCAGCCTTGCTACCTTTCTTTACTTTACCTGTAACTGCTGTCTTAAGCTTTGATCCGGGATTATCCCTTCTGTACTTAGCTACACCTTTTTTAGTCATACCTGCACCCGACTTAGTTGGGCGTTTATGACCACCTTTGATGGTGTGACCTTTCATTGTACCTTTTTCAGACATTGTTACCTCATAATTATCAAGAGGGCAAGTTGCCCTGCCCTCCCGAAGTTAGTTGTTACGTACCAGTTGTTACACTAGCAGTCTGCTTTGGACCTGTTCCAATGTCACACATAATTGCTATGACTCTGAAACGACCTGCAGTAACGCCTGCACCCAATGCTTTAACTTGGATTGCGTCAGCAGCGATAACTGTGTTGATACCTGCAGCTTTTAAATTAAACTGGTATATCGCATCAGCATTACCATCTACTCCGTCAGCAAACGCATCAATGTCAGTACTTAAACCAACATCGTAAGTTAAACCTGATCCACCTGCTTCAAGAACGTCAAGACATCCACCGATAACAATTGTGTTATCTGGCACATCGATCATCTTTACAACGTCATTTGCAGAAAGATTTTGGTCGGCTGCATCAAAGATTCTTGATTGAACCATGTAAGGTCTTGGCACATTGCCCGGATGTCCTACAGTTCCACCACCTGCGATGGTATGATTATAATCAGTCATTAATTAATCCCCCTTACGCAAAATCTATGACGCCACGAACTATTGCTTCTGGTCTTAAAACTTTTCTACCAAAAACGTGTAGTCCTCTAACGACATCAGAGAATGATTCAGTTGAACGTACCACTTCAGTCTTTGCGATGTGAGACGCTGTAGAAGTACTAGAGATATGTCCTGCCATGATAACGTTCTCAGAAGCGTCTGTAGCGACACCTGATAATGTTACTTGGTCAGTACCTGCTGTACTATTTAACGCAGTAGACTTGTAGCATCTAAATCCTGCAAGTGTACCCGGAGTTGCAAGTCCGTTTCTTAGGTTTGAAGACGCATCGCCAGTTACCTGTACTTCTGCCATCTTGTTACCTGCTTGAAACATCTTCTCGTAGAAGATCGGAGGAGCAACAAACCATCTGTTCTCTTCTGGTACAGACTGATCATCAAGCACTCTAGCCATTAATAGCATGAGGTTGATACCTGCATCATCTGTTTCTACGTTAATAGGAGCAGATGCTGTACCTAAAGCTGAATTAGTAGTTGTTAATCCACCTGATAAACTTGCATCGTCAGCACCAGCAATACCTGCACCGTCTGACATAGCCTGTAGTATGTTGGCATCGAATTTTCTCTTTAGAGCAAAAGCACCTGAAGAAGTTGCTAATGCTTCAAAGTTGACATGTGAATGTCTTTCTTCGATGTCATCGATTTTAAATGCAAAAGCATTTGCTTGGTCAACGGTCATTGTTATCTGATCGTCTGCCAAGTCTTGTGCGTTAACCACAGAACCTCTTGTGTACGCTGACACAGTAAGTGTTGGTTCTTTTATAATGTTAACAGTGTCGCCAAAGTTTTCAATTTCGCCAGTATAGTCGGTATTCGTAATATCTTCTGCAACCGAAGCTCTACGGAAGAACTTAAGAACTTTTTGGCTAAAAATTGAGGGAGCAAAGTTACCTGACGGTAAGTTAGC